TAGTTTGTTATTATATATATTAACTGAGTTACTTAATTCAGTATTTTTATATGGGGCATTCTTTGCTTTGAATATTAATGGAGTACGTTGTTTAATTTTTACATTACGTATGATTTCACCGGTTTTATTATTTGCTATATGTCCTACATCTTTTATGCCAGGTTCGTATTTAAACGGGTCTGGTATAATATACTCTCTTCCTTTAAATGAAGAAAGGTTAATTATAAATGATAGATTTGTAGAATGAAAGTTAGTGACTCCGGTGTTATTAAATGATAATTGATATGGATATATTTGCTTATTTTTTAGATCAGTTGAATTTAAAAATAAATTAGGGCTATATCTTTGAGATAAATTATTTGTTGCATTTGTATGTTTAAATAATGGATATATATTTGCATTATCTTTATTACCTACTGCATAGTATAAATCATTAGCTAAGTATTTTTCTATTATTCCTTTTTCATAAATAAATTTTAAATTACTTAAAATTTTATCTTCACCTCTAAAATATCTATCAGGTAATCTCTCAAAGTTTGTAAAATTTTGATTTATACTTAACAGACTATTAGGAGAAGAAATACTATTAATTTGTAATTTTAATTCTTTTCCATCTTTGTTTACAGCTAATACTTGTAGTATTTTAGGCATTTCGTCTAATACACGATTTTTTATATTTAAAATTAAATCTTTATTTGGGTTATGTATTTTATAAATAAAACTATCAGAAGCATACGTATTTAAATTTATTTCAATATTATTAGATATTCTGTTAAGGTTAATATCTGTCAGTTGTGTATTAGTCTTTTCTTTAATAAATTCTTTATTACTAAGTAATCTTGTAACGAAATTTTTAAGATATTTTTTTATACCGATATTTGAAGTTTTAAATTTATTTTTTGTAGTTGAAAATTTTGCTTCTTCTCTTAAATTACTAACATTTTTTAAATTACTTTTTATTATTTGTATAAAATAGGTTACTGCTAATTCTAATTCATAAATATCATCTGTATCAATATTTGATAAAAATCTCTCGACGTCTGGATGAAGACTCGTTAAATTCAAATTATTTAAAAATTGCACGTAAATATTTTTTACATAATTTGAATTAGTAGTTGTGTTAGTAGTTTTTTGAGTTTGCCATTCTATAAGATAATTATTATACAATGTTGATAATTCTGATGATTCAGAAATATCTGCATAATATTTCTTCCATTCTATAAACGATAGCGGGTTAGTTGTATTTAAATTTACTATCATAAATTAAGCCCCTTTCTAATTTGATAATCTAAATTTTTAAAAATTATACCACCATCATCCTTTTCCCAGTCACCGCTTAAAGAAGATATTGATCTTGATATAGTTGTATATGGATTATTATAATCTATAATACTATTTTTTATATTTTCTGCTGATGCTGTTGTATCATAGGTTGTATATGGATAAAATTCATAAAATAAATCTAACCCGCTAGCGCCCGAGACTGATGTATCTAATGGCCATCCCCAGTTACTATATTCATTATATGCAGATAATGGGTATTCTGAGTATGTGCCATCTTCACCTTCAACAGGACCATCAACTGATTTAATTGCGACTTTTTGAGGTTTAATTAAAATATATTCATCATTAAATTTTTGTAGTGCAACAATATTAGTACCAGCAGTGAGTTCATATGTTAGTGTTGTAATTGGTGAATTGAGATTTACATTTCTACTAGCAGCGGAGTTTGTATAGTATTGTGTACTAAAATTATCATTAACCCTTTCATAATCCCCTAAAAGTCTACAAATTTTAATACTAAACAAATCATATAATCTTTTTAGTCCAGGTGGTGGTGTTGGTGTAACAAAATCAATTTCTTCATTAAAGAAATCATAAAATGCCTGTATGTTTTCTATTTTACAAAAATCAACATCACTATTATTACTAACAAAATTTGCAGTTTTTTCAAATATAGTTTTACCAAATGCTGTAGGACTAGAACTTGCTTCACCTACAAATGATGTAAATACACCGTCAAATAATTTATCATACTCATGTAAAAATGATTGAAATCGATAACTTTTTAATACTTGTGAGTAATCGCAATCTTCATTTATTTTATATATTTCAACGTCATTAGTAGAAGGACTTATTGTAAAAGTATATGATCCTGTTATTGAGTTAATTGAATCTATTCCAGTTCCCACATTACCGCTACCAACACAACCTTCACCGAGGCATCCATCATCTGAATAAAAGGATACAGCTTGCTGACTAGATAATGAATCAACTCTACCTGTTATATTTAAAGTCCATGATCCAGAATTTGGAGGAGTTATATTTGTATAAAGAAAGCTACTAAGTTCCGTTTTTTCAGTAGTAGTATTGTATGGAAATTTATTAGTGCTTATACTACTAATATTGCTAGTAGTAGTAGTATCTCCGCTAACCCAATTAACATAAAATGTATGATCAGATGAATACGTATTTTGAGTATCAGTGAAATTAAATATAGGGTAACTTTTTAAAATATTATTATAATTGTCGCTAAGAGCTATAAAAATTTGAAATTTATCACCTTGTCTTTTATGTTGTATAGCAGACATTTCTTTCATTCCAGTTGATGTGAAAGATAATCTGGTAGCCGTTGATGGTAATACTTTTATTGGTATACCAGCAATTGCTTCGGTATTAGCGGAGCTTGCTCCAGCAAAATTTGTTTCTGAATAAGTTCTTTCACTATTATTAATATCTGTAGTTAGATTATCAACATAAAAATCTTTTAATTTATGTTTACTAGTATCTAGTCTAATTAATAGATTCACACGTTCTGAATCAATATAATTAGGTATATCATCATAATAATAAAATTTTTCACCTGTGTCTCGAGCAGTATGAATTCTAGACCGATATGTTGGTAAATCTAAATTATAAGAATTAGTAAGAGCATTTTTTGTACTTGAGTATAATAAAGTACCAGGTTGATCTTCGGCTGTTATAGGAGTAATTTTAGCTGTGTCAGTATCTATGACAAAATATTGCGGGTTTAATTGATATTGTACTCCATATATGCTATTTATAAGATTTAAATTTTTATCATAAAATGCATTATATGGTATTAGATGTGCATATTTGTTATTTATATCATATGGTTTAGCTTTACTTCCACTAGCTGTAAAATACACAGTATGAGGTTCATTTGGATCAGGTACATCTTGCCAGCTTGCCGTGAGACCAATACCTAAAGAACGGTCTCCTTGGACAGGCTTTCTCCCGGAAAAAATAGATATTGGCTCGTCAGTATCTAAATCTCGTGAGCGTACGCTTATTCTAGTATTAGCGTAATTATATACACTTAACTGTTGAGTTAATGTATTAAGGAATGCATCACCGTTTCTATCATAAAAGAAAACTGATACAGTATATAATCCTGGTACATTATATGTATGTGTCGGTATAAAAACATCATCACCGCTTAATGTATATCCATCTCCGAAATCCCAGATCGCGGTAGTTAGAGATATGTCAGCTGGTAATGATAATTGTAATGATGTATTAGGGTCGCCTATAACACTTAAAGATGGAATAAAAGTAAATTCTGATATTCGAGTAAATCCGGTATGTGTTGTTGCGTCAGCGTGACCGACAATAGGTGTCGGTATATCACCAGACGTATTTACAGTAACCGTAAATGGTATCGGTAAAGAGATAGGACAGCTGATATCATTCGAATTTGCCATTAATATTCAACTACGTTTCTGGTTGTTATCGCGCTTCTTACTTTTATTTTATTTTTAAATGATTGCTCATTTTCTATATATGGTATTTGAAATGGTTTTAATTTTAATCTCGTATCAATAATTTTAATATCTCTTCCATTATAGATTGGATTAAATACAGCAAACGATAACCCAGGAACACCCCGTTTTATGTCTGTTCTTACTGTATTAAACTGCACTATACCGTTTATTTTTTCAATTTCATTATTTAAATAGCGAACGTCTATAATATCTCCTAATTTTAATCCTTTTATATAGTTTGTAATAATATTAAATACTTTAGATTTTAATTCTTCTTCATTTATTAATGTTCTGGAATTTCTAAGTAACTGTAATTCAGTATAATTTTTATATTGAACTTTTGACGTCTCACCAGTAAATTTAAGACATAAATCTAAATTAAGATACATTGGATCTATAAATGAGATTTCACTATTAATTAATTTATAATCTTCTAACTCGTTTTGAATTTTTTCTTTAAGAGCGGGCGATAGATAATTTGATCTAGTTACAACAGATTTATTTTTTCTTAAATTAGGTACTATAGTTAAATAGATATTATTTGCATCTGCACTATCAGCATAATGATATTGATTAAACAATGCATTTGTTTCTAAAGAATAATCTGTTAGACCTAATTCATCATTTAAGTATTTTAAATATCTATTTGTATAATCACTGTTATTATATACTGTAACATCATAAATTAGATTTTTATAGTTTCGTTTAATAAAAGATTTATAATCTGCTTTTGTCGTTAATTTATATTCTGAACTAAAGAACCTAGGTGAGTTTTGCTTTATTTCATCTGTGGTTTCTTCTGCTCCGAAATCAGTACTATCTTCATTATTGCTTAATGTTATAGACGCGGATTCTGCTATAGTTACGTAATTAAGAGAAGTATCCTTTACGCTTGTAAAAATTTCATCAAACTGTGTTGTATTGTATATATTAATACTACTGTCTGCAAAAGCATTTTTTGTTACCTTACCATTAACTCCATTCGATTTTAAATAATAAATAGCAACTGTATCACTTTCATTTAATTTCTTACCATTAATATTATTACCGAATTTTATTTCATAATTTTTATTTTCATTATATCTAATTTCAAAATTTCTAGAATTAGGCTCTGATAAAAATAGACTAGGTACTCTTTTCCATTCATACCATTTATTTTGTTCATTAGTTTCTTTTACAAACACAAATATATTAAAATGATCTATTATAACATTCGGACCAGGTAGTAAATTTATTGTTTCAAACTCTTCACCTATAGGCCGTATTAACGGGTATTCTTCTATAGACCCCTCATATAACAACGGGTTATTAGTAGTAGAACTAATTGTTTCAGTATTTGTTGTTAATTTTTCAAAAGTTAAATCTTGTACTATTGTATATGTTTTACCTTGACTAGAAGAAAAAGTAAATTTTGGAATAGTATAATATCCAGCTGATAAATCAGATGTACCTTTAAGTTGTATTGGTAATATACATGATTGTTTTCCTACAGGTTTATAATCAATAAGCTTTACTATACGGTTTATATTTTCATATAAATTTGCATCATTAAAATTACTCTCCGAACTAGTTTGATTTAAATAAAATAATAAAGTATGGTATGAATAAGCAATAATGTCAATTAAAGCGGATACGTTACTCCCTTCAAAATTTTGATCAGTAAAATTTATTGTTGGGTCACTATTTAAACGCTCTATGATTAAGTCGCGTAAGCTTTGCGCATCAAAACCTGTATATGCACCAGTCGGTAGTTTAAAATCTGTAAAATTAGCCATGATTAATATTGAAATCCTTTCGTTGTAAGGGTACCGTTAACGTCTTCTGTTTGATTATTTAATGAAGGTATTGTGATAGATAGATCTATTTTATCTTCATTTT